AGGCGTTCGTGAACACAAGGCTGGCGGAGACGTGGGAGGAGGATTACGCGGCCGCGGTGAGCGCTGACGGACTGCTGGCCAAACGGCTGGACTATGCAGCGGGCAAATGCCCTGATGGAGTGGTGCTGCTGACCTGTGGCGTTGACGTGCAGGACAACCGGCTGGCGGTGAGCGTGTGGGGCTGGGGCGAAGGCGAGACCGGCTGGCTAGTGTGGCATCAGGAGCTGATGGGCGACCCGACGCAGACGGAGGTGTGGGGCCAGCTGGATCAGGTGCTGGCGACGGAATGGGACGCGACGGGCGGGCGTGTGCTGAAGGTGAGCCAGACGGCGGTTGATAGCGGCGGCCACTGCACGCATGAGGTCTACGCGTATGTGCGCGATCGGGTGCGGCAGGGTGTGGTCGCGATCAAAGGCAGCAGCAGACGCAACAGCCCGGCGGTTGGCAAAGGCAACAAGGTTGATGTGAACTGGCGCGGGCGTGTGATCAAGCGTGGCGTCACGCTGTTTCAGCTGGGCACCGACACGATCAAGACAACGCTGTTCGGGCGGCTGCGGCACAACGAAGGTGCGGGCGGTTTGTATTTCGGGCAGGCGGCTGATGCGGAATACTTCCGGCAGCTGACCAGCGAACGGCAGGCGCTGCGGTATCACCGCGGGTTTCCGATTCGGGAATGGGTCAAGAAAGCAGGCGACAGGAACGAGGCGCTTGACTGCGCGGTCTATGGCTATGCGGCGATGTTGATCTTCAGCCGACGGATGAATAAGGCGACGATGTGGCAGCAGTTGCGTGATCAGTTGGAAGGTGCAAAGCGACCAGCGCTAAGATCAAAGCAGCAGGCCGCCCCTGGGCCTGTTAGTGGCTTCGTTGGCAACTGGTAACCGTGCGCATCCCTAGCCAGATCAGAGCGGGCGACACGATCCAGTGGCGCGACGTGGAAGGCGTTGACAACTTGGGCAACGCGATCAGCAGCGCCGACTATGTGCTGACCTACTACCTGCGGACTAACACGGCGAGCGAAGGCGCGACGGTTGTTGGTAGCGCCTACGGGACCGGGTGGCAGTTCACGATCGCTGCGGCCACCAGCACGGGCTTTGATGCTGGGTCGTGGTTCTGGCAGGCGGTTGCGACCAAGACCGGCAGCACTGTCACGATGGGCAGCGGCCAGCTGACCGTGCTGCGATCGCTGAGCTATACCGGCTCTCCCGGCGCTGTTGATGGCCGGTCTCAGGCGCAGCAGGATCTGGACGCGGTGCAGGCCGCGATCCGTGCGCTGGTTTCTGGCGGCGTGGTGCGTGAGTACACCATCGGCAACCGCAGCTTAAAGAAATATGAACTTGCCGACCTGATGCAGCTTGAGTCAAAGCTCAAGGCTGAGGTGAAACGTGAGCAGATGGCGGAACTTATGGCCAACGGGCTGGGCAACCCTCACAATCTGTTCGTGAGGTTCTGACATGGGCATTAGGACTCGACTGTTTCGGGCGATGGGCTTTGAGCCGGTTCGGCCGCGGGCGCGGGCGTATCAAGGCGCACGGGTCAGCCGACTGACAGCGGACTGGGTGACAAGCGGCACCAGCGCTGACGCCGAAATCAAGTCGAGCTTTAAGGCTTTGCGCAACCGTGCGCGGCAGTTGTGCCGTGACAACGACTATGCGAAGCAGGCCCTACGCGCGATCCAGAACAACGTGATCGGGCACGGCATCCGGCATCAGGGGCAGGTGCGGATGCTGCGCGGCGGCAAGCTTGATGAGGCGATCAACGGCCGCATTCACGAGGAGTGGGAGAAGTGGATGCATAAGAACCGCTGCGATGTGAGCGGGATCCTTGGCTTCCACGACATCGAGCGCCTGCTGGTGCGCAGCATGGCCGAGTCTGGCGAGGTGTTCGTGCGGATGATTAAGCGGCCATTCGGTGACAGCCGTGTGCCATTTGCGCTGCAGGTGCTCGAGGCTGACTACCTGATCGACGATGACGTGCCGCAGGCGGCCGAGGGCAACACGGTGCGCATGGGCATCGAGGTGGATCAGTACCTGCGGCCGCAGGCGTACCACTTCTACGCGAATCATCCTGGCGACACTTACGCGGGCAACGCGCGCACCAACGGCAGACGGGTGCGGGTGCCGGCTAATGAGGTGATCCATCTATTTCTGCCTGAGCGGCCAGGGCAGACGCGGGGCGTGACGTGGTTCGCGTCGGCGCTGATGCGGCTTCACATGCTGCAGGGCTATGAGGAGGCCGAGGTGGTGCGTGCGCGGGCCAGCAGCGCGCTTATGGGATTCATCACTAGCCCCGAGGGTGAGCTGGTTGGTGATGAGGTGTATGAGGGCGAGCGGGTCAGTGAGTTTCAGCCTGGGGTGTTCAAGTATCTGCAACCGGGCGAGAGCGTCACGGTGCCGGACCTGAACAGTCCTGACGGGCAGCTTGAGCCATTCACGCGGTCGATGCTGCGTGCCGTTGCTGCTGGCGTGGGTGTTTCGTTTGAGAGCATCAGCAAAAACTTCTCAGAGAGCAACTACAGCAGCAGCCGGCTGAGCCTGCTGGAGGAGCGCGACACCTATCGGGTGCTGCAGCGGTACATGGTGGAGAACTTCCATCAGCAGGTGTTTGAGCAGTGGCTTGAGATGGCGGTGCTGAGCGGCACGTTGAGCCTGCCGGGGTATGAGACCAACCCAGACCGCTACCGCGCCAGCCGGTGGGTGCCGCGCAGCTGGGAGTGGGTTGATCCACAGCGCGAGGTGGATGCCTATAAGAACGCGGTTCGGTGTGGCTTCAAGACGCTGGGGCAGGTGGTCGCTGAACAGGGCGGTGATCTTGAGGATCTGCTTGTGGCGCGTCAGGCTGAGCTGGCGATGCTCGATGAAATGGACATTGTTTTGGATACAGACCCAAGCGAACTGAGCGGCGCTGGGTTGACGCAGGTCAGGCCGGCCGGATCGATTGATCCGTTTGGTGACACTGAGGCGCCGATGGAGGATGAGGAATACGAAGAGGAGTCTGTCCTCGAGGATCCGACCGAGGCGCCTGAGGATTGATGGCAACCGATAGACTCAAAGCATTAGAAGATCAAAGCGCCGTGATTCTTGCGCGCCCCTATCCAAACGAGCACGCCGCCAGACTGACCGATCCGGATCAGTACGATTCGCTTCGGCGTATCAACGATGAAGGTGGCCCAGGCATTGACTTCATTTACGGCATCAAGGAAGGCGAAAGCGAGATTCAGGCGATCCGGTTTAGCAGCTCGCGCTACAGCCCGGCCGAGGCGCGTGACTGGCTGGCTAAGCATGACTTCAGCGCGATCGAGTTTGAGGAGGCCACCGGCGACGGCGAGCGGGCCGAACCTGGCGATCTGTCCGAGGGCGACTTCGTGCGGTGGAACAGCAGCGGCGGCACCGCTCAGGGCCGCATCGAGCACGTCATGCGTGAGGGCACCTTGGGCGTGCCCGACACTGAGTTCAGCATCGAGGCCACACCCGAAGATCCGGCCGCGCTGATCCGCATCTATCGCGAAGGCGATGAAGGATGGGAGGCGACTGAGACGATGGTGGGCCACAAGTTCTCAACACTGACCAAGATCTCGGCACTGCGCAGCCTCGAGGGCAAGTATCAGCGCGCTGAGGTGACCACCTTCGACGAGGTGCAGGACCGGATCTATGAGTTCCCGTTCAGCTCTGAGTTCCCGGTTGCGCGTTACTTCGGCAACGAGATCCTGAGCCATGAGGCCGACGCCGCCAACCTAAACCGCCTGAATGATGGCGCGCCGCTGCTGTTCAACCACAACCCTGACAAGGTGATCGGAGTGGTTGAGCGGGCATACATCGACGGCAAACGCCGCCGCGGCTATGCACGCGTGCGGTTCAGCCGCAACGCCTTTGCTCAGGAGATCCTGAGTGATGTGAAGGATGGCGTTCTACGGAATGTTTCCTTCGGCTACTCCATCGACAAAATGGAGGAGCGTGGCAGTGGCGACTATGTTGCGACTGCCTGGTCTCCTTATGAGATCAGCGTTGTCTCGGTGCCGGCTGACCCCGGCGTCGGGATCGGCCGATCTTTTGAGGCTGACACCCCTGCTGCTTCGGCAGCACCATCCCCTGATCCCATTCCTTCAATGGAAAACGCCACCCCCGATCTGGCCGTGGTGCAGGCCGAGGCCGCTCAGGCCGAACGGTCCCGCATTTCGGACATCACTGCCCTGTGCGACAAGCACGGCATGGCAGACCTGGGCCGGCAGTTGGTTGAGTCTGGTCGTTCAATCGACGAGGCTCGCGCTGCTGTGCTCGACAAGCTCAACATTCACCAGGAGACCGTGACCATGCAGGCCGCCGACCTTGGCCTTAGCGAGAAGGAGAGCCGCAACTTCTCTTTCCTGCGCGCCATCAACTATCTGTCCAACCCGACCGACCGCTCTGCCCGTGAGGCTGCTGCGTTCGAGATCGAAGCCTCTGAAGCTGCTGCTGCCAAGCTCGGCCGTCAGTCCCGTGGCATCACCATCCCTCAGGATGTGCTGCGTCGTGACCTGAACGTCAGCACTGCTACCGCTGGCGGCAACCTGGTCGCCACTGACCTGGATGCCGGCAGCTTCATCGACCTGCTGCGCAACGCTTCCGCTCTGGATCAAGCTGGCGCCACCGTGCTGACCGGCCTGACCGGCAACGTTGCTATCCCCCGCCAGTCCGGCGCTGCTACCGCCTACTGGGTGGCCGAGAGCGGCTCGCCCACTGAGAGCCAGCAGACCGTGGATCAGGTCAGCCTGACCCCCAAGACGGTTGCTGCTTTTACCGACTACAGCCGTCGCCTGATGCTGCAGTCCAGCATCGACGTGGAGAACATGGTCCGCAACGACCTGGCTCGCGTTCTTGCCCTGAAGATCGACCTGGCTGGTCTGTACGGCACCGGCAGCAACAGTGAGCCCCTCGGCCTGAAGCTGACCACCGGCATCGGTACCGAGAACTTCGCCGCTGCTGCCCCTACCTTCGAGGAAGTGGTGGCACTCGAGAGCGACGTGGCAACCGCTAACGCACTGCTCGGCAGCCCGGTTTATCTGATGAACGCTGCGATGCGCGGCGGCCTCAAGACCACCAAGAAAGATGCCGGCTCCGGCATGTTCATCATGGAGGGCAACGAGGTTAACGGTTACCGCGGCGTCCTGTCCAACCAAGTGGCAGCTGGCGATCTGTGGTTCGGCAACTTCGCTGACCTGATCATCGGTTACTTCAGCGGTCTCGACATCATGGTCGATCCCTACAGCAACAGCACCAGCGGCACCGTCCGCGTGGTCGCAATGCAGGACGTGGACATCGCCGTCCGTCATCCTGAGTCCTTCAGCCGCGGCGCTGATACCCTCTGATCATGTTGATCAAGGTCCTACGGCAGACAATGCTGGCAGGGCAGGTGGCCAGAATCGGGGACGTCCTTGAGGCATCCCCCTCTGACGCCAAGTTCCTGATCGGTATTGGCAAAGCTGTTGAAGCCATCGCAGAGGTGGCTGATCTGGCTCAGTTCGGACCTGAGCCGACCCGCAAACCAACAACCCCCAGACGGAGGGCTAAGTCATGACCATTCACAATCTCGGGACCAAAACTGAGGTCCTTAACTTCCTGCCCAATGATGTGGTGACAGCTACTGTCACTGCCAGCACCGCCATCGATCTGGTGGATTATGAAGGCGACATCGCCGTCATACTTTGCGCTGAAGCCGGCGGAGCCAGCATCACCTACCTCGGCAAACTGACCGAATCCGATACCTCGGGCGGCACCTACACCGACGTGACCGGCGGCGCGTTCACCGTCACTGCCGCTAACACAGCATCGGTTCAGAAGATCGCTGTCCACTCTGACAACATGAAGCGATTCATTAAGGCAGTGGTGACAGTTGCAGGCGGCACTGGTGCCGGCGCTGTGACGATCGTCGGCCTCGGCTCTAAAAAGTACAGCTGATGGCGCTAACGGAGGATCTCGGAATCTTCCTGGCGGACTTCGGCGTCAGCTGCACAGCTGGCGCCGTTACCGCTCTGGGCATCCTTGACATGCCGAGCCAAGTGCTAGCCAATGGCATGGTGCTCAGCACTGACTACACACTGACCGCCAAGGCTTCTGACTTTGGCACACTGACCCGCGGCAGCTCGATCACGGTCGATGCTGTGGCCTATACGGTGCGGGAGGTGATGCTGATGGATGACGGGAAGATCGTTCAACTCGGATTGCAAAAGACATGAGCGGCCCCTTCAAAGTCAACACGCGCAGCGCATGGGCATCGCAGAATCCGGTGCTGCTGGCCGGCGAGCCTGGCGTTGAAAGCGAGACCGAGAATCTGAAGATCGGAGATGGTCGGACGGCATGGTCTGGCTTGCCTTACTTCGGCAATCCTGGTTATTGGGGATCGTTCTGGGATACAACTTCGCAGACGGCGACAGCGAACACGCCAACACCGATCCTGCTGCGCAAGAACGACCTAGACAACCGCGGCATCAAGGTCATCTCAAATAGCCGCATCACGGTTGACCACCCTGGCATCTACAGTTTCACGTTCTCGATCCAGTTCAGCAATACCGATTCCAGCATCCATAATGTCAACGTTTGGCTGCGCAAGAACGGCAGCGGCGCTAGCGGTGATGTGGCCGACAGCGACAGCAAATTTAGCATCATCTCCAGACATGGCGGCATCGACGGCAACGTGATCGGGACGGTTAACTTTGTGCTCAAGCTGGCAACAGCGGACTACATCGAACTGATCTGGGCAACCGCCAACGTTGCCGCATACATCCATGCCGAGGCAGCCCAGACCAGTCCGTTCGCGCATCCGGGCATCCCTGGCATCATCTGCACCGTGACCCAGGTGGCATCAGCATGACAACGCGCCGCGAGTCAATCTTGGCCGCTATTGCTTCGGCGCTGGCAGGCACCACTGGCGTCAGCACGCGCATCTATCGCAGCAGGGTGGAACCGCTCAGCAGGGGTGAAAGTCCAGCGCTGGTGATCGAGCCGATCAATGACACGGCTGAGCAGAACACCAGTCTGCCGACGCTGGACTGGTCACTGACGGTGCGCATCGCGGTGATCGTGCGCGGCAACGTGCCGGATCAGTTGGCTGACCCGACCGTTGAGAGCCTGCACAGCAAGCTAATGGCAGATCTGACCCTTGGCGGCTACGCGATCGACGTGCAACCGCAAGGCGTCAACTTTGAGATGGTCGAGGCGGATCAGCCAGCCGGCGTGATCGCTTGCGATTACCTGGTGCGCTATCGCACCAGTGTGACTAATCTGGCCACAGCATAAGTAGCTACGATGATGGACGAACACAAAGGCCAGGGCGGCAGCTATCTGGTCAATCCCAAAACCGGCAAGCGGCAGCTCGTCGAGCGGACTCAGCCGGCTCCCCATCCAACACCTGAGGTAGCCCCTAATGGCATCAGTTCTGACACGCCGTCGCCTGATTCTGGCGAAGATTGAAACAACCTACGGCACAGATCCAACGCCAAGCGGCAGCAGCAACGCCGTGCTGGTGCGCAACCTTGAGATTCAGCCGCTCGTTGCCGAGACCGTCAACCGTGATCTGATCCGCCCCTACATGGGCCAGGCCGATCAGCTGCTGGCGCAAACCCGCGTCGAGGTGACATTCGAGGTTGAGTTGGCCGGCTCAGGCACTGCGGGCACCGCCCCCGCCTATGGCCCGATCCTGCGCAGCTGCGGCCTGAGCGAAACTATCAGCGCTAGCACCAGCGTGACCTACGCGCCCGAGAGCAGCGGCTTTGAGAGCTGCACCATCCACTACCACCAAGATGGCATCCGCCACAAGCTCACCGGTTGCCGTGGCACCTTTGAGCTGAACGGCGAAGTCGGTCAGATCCCGGTGATCAGCTTCACCATGACCGGCATCTACAACGCGCCTACTGACGAGACGCTGCCCACCCCGACCTACGCCAACCAGGCCACCCCGCTGATCTTCAAGCAGGGCAACACAATCAACTTCTCCGCGTTCTCCTACAGCGGCTGCCTGCAGTCCTATAACTTCAGCATCGCCAATGACGTGATCTATCGCGAGCTGGTCGGCTGCGCCAAGGAGATCATGATCACCAACCGCGCACCCAGCGGGACCATCGTGATTGAAGCCCCCACCATCACGGCTAAGGATTTCTTCACGATCGCCACCGGCAGCAGCACCGGCAGCATCACCTTCCAGCACGGCGGCACGGCTGGCAACATCGTCACCATGACGACGGCACAGTCCGACCTAGGCAACCTGACCTATTCAGACCAGGACGGCGTGCAGATGCTGAACATGCCCTTCATTGCAGTTCCGACCAGTTCGGGCAATGATGAGCTGAGTCTCGCCTACACCTGATCACGTGGCCTTTGTTCTCAAGCAGTCCGACACCTACACCTGGCCGGTCGCCTTTGACGTTCCCGTTGATGGCGGCCGGCATGAGCGGCAGACATTTGACGGCGAGTTCAAGCGCTTACCTCAAAGCAAGGTCGGGCCAATGGTGGCGGAACTGCAACGGCTTGAAGACCTGAGCGAACTGGATCGCATCACCGAGCTGGCGGCCGAGGTGTTGGTCGGCTGGTCTGGCGTCAGCGATGACAGCGGCAAGGAGATCCCATTTAGTCAAGGCGCACTCGAGCAGCTGCTTGAGGTGCCTTTGCTGTCGGTGGCGATCCTCAAGGCGTACATGGACAGCATCAAGGGAGCCAAGCGAAAAAACTAATCGAGGCCGCTGAGCACTGGGCCAGCGGCGGAATCAAGGATGATTCACACGATGATGCGGCTGTGCTTGGCGTGGCGCTGCCTGAGCAGCAGCCTGAAGGCGACCTTGAGGTGTTTGAAGAAAACTGGCCTTCGGTGCTGATGTGGTGCCGCCTGCAGACGCAATGGCGAACGAGCATGGGCGGGGTGATCGGGTTGGATTATGGCGCCGTGGCGTGGGTGTTTAGACTGTATGAAGTGGAGGATCAGCGCTCCATGCTTGAGGACCTGCAGGTGATGGAGGCCGCAGCCATGGCAGCCCTGAACGAGCGGAGCGCGTGACATGGCGATGAACCTCGACGCCATGCTGCGCATCAAAGCGGATGTTCAAGGCGAGAACAGCATCCGCCGGCTGGGCAACTCAATGCAAGGCCTGCAGGGACAGGCCAAGAATGCTGCGCTGGGATTTAACAACCTAAAGACTGCTGTCGCCGGGTTCGGCGCAGCCATCGCTGGCAGTGCTGTTGTCGCTGGCTTGACGGCAGTGGTCAAGACCGCGATTGATGCTGGCGACGAGCTGTTCAATTTGCAAGCAAAGACAGGCGTCGCCGCCAACGCGTTGATTGCTATCGGCAACGCCGCCAAATTGGCCGACGTTGACATGGGCACCCTGGGCAAGGGCCTGACGAAGCTCAACGTGAATCTGGTCAAAGCAGCCGAGGGTAACGAGGATCTGTCCCGCAAGTTTCAAGCCCTAGGCGTTTCGGTCAAGGGTGCCGATGGGCAGGTTGTGTCATCTGACAAAGCGCTAAAGCAGATTGCCGATCGCTTTGCTGACATGCCTGATGGGGCGCAGAAAGCCGCCGCGGCCGTGGCAATTTTCGGCAAGTCTGGCGCCGAGCTGATCCCATTGCTCAATGAAGGCTCAGCTGCGATGGAAAAGTTCACCTTTAAGGTGGGCGAAGACTTCGCCGCGAGATCGGATCTGTTCAACGACACGATCACCGAGCTGGGCATCAAGACGCAGGGCTTCGGGCTTGAGTTGACCGACGCGCTGCTGCCGGCGCTGCAGTCGATCCTTGAAGTGTTTGGGGATCTGTTTGACACAAAGAACGATTGGAATGCACTGTTTAGTGTGATCAAGGTTGGCATTCAATCAGTTGCGGCTTTTATCTTTGCGACGGTGAAACTGTTCGACGTGTTCATCAAGAATGCAGTCGTGGCGTTCCAGGTCATCAGCAAAGCGGTGCAGGGCGACTTCGCCGGTGCGGCCGAGATCTATCGCACTAGGGTCGGCAGCATGATTGAACAGGCGAAGCAGGACTTCGCGCAGATTCAAAAGCTTTTCACCGATGCTCCATCGCCCGGCACCGGCCGCCGCACGGGTGGTCGCGCCATGGATCTGGACACTACTGACGCAGACAGGCGCGCAGCGGCAGACGCAAAGCGCGCTGCAGCAGAAGCCAAGCGTGCGGCGAATGAGCAGCAACGGCTGTTTGAAAGGCGACGTGACCTAACGCAAAAGACCAACGATCTGCTGAATCAGTATCGGCAAAACGTTGAGGATCTTGACAACCAGATCGCTGGTGTGGGCGCTGACCCGATGGAGAAGCTGATGCTGCGCCGGCAGCAAGCGACGGCCGAGGCTAGCAGAGAGGTCGATCGGATGACGATGGCGGTTGTTGAACTTGCCAGAGACGTGCGCGCTGCTGGTGGCGACTTGGACATTCAACCATTCAGAGAGGCAATCAACGCCTTTTCTGATCGTCAAAACACGTTGGCACAGCGCGAATACATTGACGGCCTAAACGAGATCGGCCAAAGCGCTCTCGATGCTGCAATCAAGATGTCAGAGTTTGGCGATGCCGCATCCCAGCAAACCGATGCGTTATCAGGCGCCCGTGATGGGATCGCCAACTACCTAGAAAGTATCGGCACGCTACGCGAGAACATCAGCAACCTATCAGGCAATGTGTTCAAAGGCCTCGAGGATGCGATCGTCAGTCTGACGACGACGGGCTCCTTTAACTTCAAACAGTTTGCACTGTCGGTCGTCGAGGATCTGACCCGCATGGTGACGCGGATGCTGATCATTGCGCCGATCCTGCAGGCTATCCAAAGCCTGCTGACCGGCGGCAGCAGTAATTTCTTGACAGGCACAAGCGCTCTTAAGACCAAAATCCCCG